TCGCCGGCGATCTGCGCTTCTATGAGCACGGCGCCGGTGCCAACCGCATCCCCGTCATTCCCGATCCGGACGACAAGTTCGGCAACAAGCCGCTCGAACAGAGCTCGCTGACGTTCAGCTATGAGGCTGGCGACACGACCGAAGTGAAGAGCAAGCGCCGCGATGATCGCTACGGCCAGATCATCCACACCGATGCCAATCCCGGCACCACCGGCATCAGCATCGGTGCGCTGGAAGTGCCGACCGCCATTCTGGCGCGCATGCTTTACGGCACCGCGGTCGCCTCCAACGTGGAGGCCGGTGCGGTTGCCGACCAGTCCGTGACGATCTACAGCAAGGACGCGCCGGTCGACCTCGGTCATCGCTTCGTGATGGCAACTCCTGCCGCGGTGGTGAAGAAGGGGGCGGAAACGTTGGTGGCCGGTGAGGACTACACCATCGACAACCGCCAGGGCCTTCTGATTCCGAAGGCGGAAGGTGGCATCGCCCATGGCGACGTTCTGACCGTTTCCTACAGCTATGACGGCTATCTGGAGACGGCCATCAACGGCGGTGCGGTGCCCAACAAGGCCTTCATGATCATGGGCGACGTCCAGGACCGCATCAGCGGCGAGAACGGTCTGCTGCGTATCCCGCAGGTAGACCTGACCGTTGACGGCGACGTGGATTGGTTCAGTGACGAACCGATCCAGGTGACACTGACTGGCTCCGTCATCTTCCGTTCGGAAGAGACCGCGCTGTACACCTTCAAGGTGTACGAGCAGAAGCCCGATTGATGCGGCAAAGGGCTGCTTTCAGTCCTCAGTGGTCGGCGCCTGGGATGGCGCCGATCACCTTTGTGTTGGAGCGCTGAGCTATGGGTAGGTTCGCTAGCCTCGACCGACGCATGAACGCCGCTGCCTTGGCCCGTATTGCTGCCAAGGTGAATGGCGTGAGTGCTGCGGCTATCGCAAAGGCCGACGCTCGGTCGGCGATCACAGTTCGTCGGCGGTTCGAGCCGGCGGCAAAGAGAGCGATTCGTGAGATCTACAACGTACGCGTCAGCGATCTGACTGGGCGCTTCACCGTGCGCACGGGTGCGGATGAGAACGGTGAGTACATCTCGCTGAATGCCTCGGCCAAGCCGCTGCCGCTGGTCGGGTTCGGTGGACGCTGGGGCGGTCGCAAGACGGCTGGTGCGACCGCCCTGATCCAGAAGGGTGAGCGGAAGGTCTACAACTCAGCCTTCATCGCAACGGTTGATGGTCAAAGGCGCTTGGTGGCCCGTCAGTTCTCGCGAGACGCCACTGCGCCGTCCGGGCGCGATGGTCGCCGCAAGCTGCGGACGCTTACAGGTCCGAGCGCATATCAGATGGTGATGGGCCAGGGCGACGTGGTCGCTAAGCGCCTGGCTCGTGAAATGAACGCGTACCGCGGCAGTGAGCTCATTCGGCAGCTCAAACTTGCAAGGCAGAGGAAACGTTGATGGCGAACAATGCTGCATTCGAGGAAGCGCTGCGGCTGGTGCTTGAAACCAGCGGCACCGAGGGCGTAGACGAACTGCGCCAGGCGCTCACCGAAATGGGGGTCGCCTCCGAATCCGCTGTGGCCGACACCGCCAAGTTGGTCGACGAGCTGGCGGATCTCAACGCAACCGCCGAGAAGGCTGATGCCTTTAACGGCATGCTCGACACCCTGGGGGATCTGGAAAAACGGTTCGATGCAAACCAGCGAGCGGCTTACCAGCTGAACCTGCAGATCGCGGAATCCGAAGCTCCGTCCAAAGAGTTGATGAACGCGCAGCGGAGTCTGCGGGCCGAAGGGGAGAAGCTGAAGGCCTCACTGAACAGCCAGTGGGAGGCGGTTGTTGAAGCCGATACCGCCTTGGGCAGCCTCGGCGTCAATACCGCGCAGCTGGCCGAAAGTCAGCAGCGCCTGCGGGACGATGCTGAGCGCACCGCGAAGGCGTTCACTGAGCAGGCCAGGGCGGCTGTCGAAGCTGCCGCCGAAACCCGTCGGCGGAACCAGCAGATCGAGGAGAGCGATGACCGTTTTCGCGACCAGGCGAAGGCCAGCACGGCGGCCGCCGAGTCGCTGAAGGCATATCGTGATCGCGCAAGCCAGGCCGCGCAGGAGACTGCCGAGCTGGGTGTGGCGGCCACCGCCACCAGCTCGATCATGAGCAAGCTGAAGGGCATCGCTGCCACCGCTCTCGGCTTCATCGGGTTCGGCAAGGTCGTCGACGGTATCAAGGACATCATCAAGGAAGGCAGCGACGCAGAGCAGGAGCTGGGCCAGCTGGAGGCCGCGCTCGCTGCGACTGGTAGGCAGGGCGAGTTCACGGCCGAACAGCTGGCGCGGATGCGGCGGCAGCTGCAGGGGGGTCTCTTCGACGACGGGCAGATCTCCGCAGCTCAGGTGCGCCTGCTGTCCTACACGAACATCGTGGGCGAGCAGTTCCCAGCAGCGATGCAGGCGACGATCGATCAGGCGCAGCGATTGGGCATGAGCCTGGAGGCGTCGGCCGAGGTCGTTGGCAAGGCGCTCCAGACCCCGTCGAAAGCAATGGAGTCCCTCAGTAAACAGGGCTTCACCCTGGAGGACAGCCAGAAGCAGCTGATCAAGCAGCTGGAAGCGACCGGCAGGGTGGCCGAGGCGCAGGCCATCATTCTTGACGTGCTGAACGAGTCTTACGGCGGTGCGGCCGCAGCCGCCAAGGTGGGCACGATCGCCGGCCTGTGGAAGGAAGCGACCGAGCGGTTCAAGGACTGGAAACAGGAAGTCGCCGATCAGGGCGTGCTGACCTACTTCAAGGCTCAGCTCACCGACATGCTCACCGTCGTGGATCGCCTTGCCAAGGACGGCACTCTCACGCGCTGGGCCAAGCAAACTGCCGACGGCATCATCACGATGGCGCAAGCGGTCAAGGGTGCGACCACATGGGTGGTGGAGCACAGCGGCGCCATCGTGGTCCTCGGCAAAGCCTTTGCGACCTTCGCCATCATCAAGGCGATCGCGCAGGTGAACACCTGGCGCATAGCGCTGGCCGCCTCAACCCGGGCGCAATGGGCCAATGTCGCTGCGATGGACGCGACAGGGAAGCGTGCCGTAACGCTGGGCAACCTTCTCAGGAGGATGCCCACGGTCGTGCCCATTACGGTGACGCTGCTCGGCTTGGAACTTGTCGCAAAGGGGCTGCAGTCCATCGGGCTTGCGATCGGCGATGAGCTGGGTAAGAACAGCAAGGAAATGAAAGAAGCCGGCGAGATCAGCCGCAGGCTCCAAGAAGAGCTGTACCGCGAGGCGGTCGCGAGAAAGGCTGTTGCTAATGGTCTGATTCAGTTCCGCGATACCGCTGTCAAGACCTCTGAGCAGGTCGCGGAGATGGGAGAGGCGGAGCGGAAGTCATACCAGGAGCGCTTGGAGGGACTCAAGCAGTACCTGCAAGGTCAGCTTGGCTTCCTAATCCGTATGCAGGCGATGGGCATCGCTACGGATGAACAGCTTGCGCAGCTGGAGCAGATGAAAGCCCGATTGCGTGAAGCCAATGACGGCTTTCGCGCGATGGCGGAAGGTACTCGCGTAGCCGGCGATGCACTGAAGAATGGTATTGGCGCCGGTGCCCAGCTGGTGCTGGAGCAGCTGGTAGGGATCGACCGAGACGCCAAGCTGGCGTCAGCGTCTATTTCGAAGCTGTTCCAGTCCCTTAACTTCGCAGACACGCGGTCCTTGGAAGACGTGGCTGTAGCGCTGGCCCACACCGCCGCGCAAGGGGCCGCTGCCGGCCGTAACGTGCGGGACGGCCTGGTGGACGCATTGCAGCAGCTCTCCGGTGAAGAGCTGCTGCGCTTCCAGCAGGCATCGCAGACGGCGTTTGACGCGCTGCCGGCAGCTGCTGTGGACGCGGCTGCGGTGCTGCAGCAGACGCTGGCGGTATCCCTTCAAAATCTGGGGGTCGATGCAGAGCGCGTGGGGCTGAGCTTCGGCAAGGCTGGGCGCGATGCCATCGCTTCCTTCGCGGCCATCTCGGAGAACGCGCTCGCCACCGGTGCG